GGAGGAGGAGGGAAAAGAACCTTCCACTTCTGTTGTTTGAAACTGCCCTCTTACTGCTCTTGTTGCATCAATTTCATCGTTAATAGTTCTGATTGTTTCACTATCATCAATAACCGCTTCTGCAATTTGCTTATCAAGTTCTTTATTAAATGTTTCTGATTTAATCCCACTAGCTTTAGCCATTTGTAAATATTGTAAATCATTAGCCCAATCACGAATGTCAAATGTATCGGGGTAATTAACTTGACCATTCCATTGTTTATCTTGCCATGTAGCAAATAATGACCATATCTGCATTTCTGCATTTTCTAAATAATCTGCTTTTTCTGACAATCGTGCATTTAAAAGCTGAAATTCTGTTTGTAATGCTATCCCACTTGCAATCTGTTGCCCTGTAGCCCTAACGCTTCCCATGTGTGTAATGCGGTCTATGGCATCAACTTTCATTTGTATACATTTCATTATCCCGTCTAGGTTTTGACCGCTAGGCTGGATAATATAGGGCTTTAAACTAGCTTCTAAATCTTCGGGTATTTCAATAATTGACCCAGCACCAGCACTTGCTTCGACATTTGGTGTTTTAACTAAACTTGGGTGATTTGATAATCTTATTAGCTGTTCTTTCTCGGAATAATCATTATAGATGGATTGCTGTAAATAAGCGACATCTGCTAAATCACTTATCCCGATAGGTCTTTTATGTCCTCTGAGGTTATAGACATTTACTGCTGGAATTCTGCCTATCGGGTTTGCAATTTCTTCAATAAGTGTTGCACTACCTTCTTCATACTCTTTTTCGTATTCTTCAACTTCGTATGTACTTATTAATTCTTCTGTAAATACTTTTACGATTGCCCGTTCTGCATTTATATCTTCAATGACAACCAAATAATCTAAATAAAACCTACCGCTTGAAGCCCTTGCATAATTCCAATCGACAACATTTTCGGGGGTAAGAATAGATATATATGGTCGAATATCCTGTGCTAATTCTTCTGCTCTAGTCTTTGTAACAGTTTGTGGCTTATCGACAATAACCCAACAATTACCATAAATACTAGCGTTCATTTGAACTTCCCGCATAACAGTATTAAAGTTTCTTCCGTCTAAATCTGCATCATCTAAAAAAGACAATAATGATTCATCACCATCTAAATCGCCATAATCTCTTGATGGTGGTACTCTCCAAAGAAAGCTGGTGTATATCTGAACAACATTTTTACAATGATTATCAACAGGTGTATGTTTTACCCTAGCGTCATATTCTTCGGGGCTTTCTAAAATGTATCTGTTTAAATAATATCCGTTTTTGTAATCATTACCGCCTAAATAACTTCTTATGTAAAATTCCCAATTTGCTATATTTGCTTCCCATAATTCATGTTTTTGCTGTAATTGTTTTCTGTTCATTAACTCCACCTTTGCGGTTGGCTAGGCACAAAGTTTCTTCGCAATGGAAATAAATATTCCACTAAGTAACCCAAGGCATCGTTCATGTGGTCGAAACCGCTGTCTTTATCGGGCTGTGTTGTGCCTTCCTTATAAATTTGTCTTTCCAAACTTTTAATAACATTTTTACATGATTTTACAATAAACAAAGAATTTTTTCCATTAACATTTTTTAATTTTGAATTTACTGCATTTATTCGGTTTCTAACTAAAGGGGCTGTGTTTCTTGTCCTTACACTAAACCCAGCATTTTTAAGTATAGCCAAATCTGTAACACCACCCGCAGAAGTCTTTCTTTGTCTTGCACTTGGGTCGGGATAAACAGCTATCTGTTTGTTTTTATATCTATTTCTAATTTCTTCACACATTTCATTCGTATTACTACTGTATATCTGTATTTCATCTATTACAATTATTTTATCATGCTGAACAATACAAACAACACCGCACATAGGGTCAATATTAAAGTCTAAACCAATGTGATAAATAGGGCTGTCGCTAGTATATTTTTCTAATATGTTTTTATCTCGATTAAAGTTGTAATAAATCATTCCCGAATAATTAACAAATGTTGCTTCATATTCTTGTTGGAATGTTCTTAAATCTAAATCTTGTTTTGCCTGTTCTATTTCTTCTTGTGGAACTTGTCCGCCTTCTAGTGTGGTGTATTTAAATGATGACCATTCATTGTTCATTTCACCCATTTTAAATAATTCATATGACCAGTTCCCAAACCCTCTAGGGCTTCCGCAGAATAAAGCATGACCATTTGTATCTGATAATGTTGGTCTAAGCACTTCAAACCAAGCTGTTTTATTGATGTCTGAAAATTCATCACAAACAATAAAGTCAAGCCCAACACCTCTAAGTGATTGTTCATTATCACTACCCCTAAGTGTAATCTGTGAATTATTTCTTAGTGTGATTGTAAGGTCACTATGATTTATTGTTTTGACCCATTTGTGATATATCATTTTTTCTTTCAATACACCCCAGCAAATCGCCTTTGCTTGTCTATAACTGGGGGCAACATACCAAACCTTCTTCTTGGGCTGTGAAGCAAACTTGGCTATTTCATTGATTGCTAAATATGTTTTTCCAAACCTTCTGCCTGTAATCAAAACCCTAAATCTTGATGGATTGTTAATTACTTTCTTTTGTGGTTCTGTAAGTGGCATTTATTTTCTACCTCGATTTAATTTGATTGACCTAACCCTTAAATTTTTAATCCTATTATCTCTTGGGTTTCTATTTTTATGGTCAACATCTTTACCTTTTAACGCTTTTATTCCTCTAATCTTCTTTAATATTGCCCTTGCTTTATTTCTACTGGCTCTATTTTTTATCTGTTTTGGTTTTGAATGATAATTCCCATATTCTTTTTTGTAATTTCTTTTAATCATTAGACCATGTTAAGGGTTCTTCTAATTGGTTTTCTTCTAATCTATCTTGCTGACCTAATATGTTTTTACCTAAGAATATAAGCATCGATACATTACCTTTTTCTGCTGACTTCCATTGAAGTTGTCTTAATCTCATTTTCTGTTCTGCTCTACCTTTTGTTAGATATTCCGAATAACTCTTTTCTAAAAGGTCTGCTGAACAACCAAAAAAGTCTGCCATTTCTTTATTAGTACAGCCAAACTTCGCTAATTTTTGTAATTGTTTTGTATCAATATGATATTTCTTTGGTCTTGCCATGTCCTTTTAACCCTAAGTGTAGGTAATTAGAATTTATCTAGTATTTACATAAAAATCTACTTTTTTATTAAAAACCTAGCTTTAAATCTTGATTTAAGCGGTTTCTAGGGGGTGTAAACAAGTGTTCGGGTATGTTAGTACCCCCTAAAATAACATTTCTATCTGCTCATTAAAAAACTTTTTATTTGTAGCTAACAATTTTTTTTGTTCGCTTTTTTTCCATGTAGCACTATAACGATTTATTTCGTCTATGTGTTTTATTATTGAATTATAAGCATTAGGGTTTTTAATTTTAAGATTTGCCATAAGTTCTTCATATTTAGCATCTACCTCGGCTTGTTGTTCTTTTGTCAATCCATTATCGTATGTCATAATTTATTTACTTCTATACATTCGCCCATAACAATATTGTGATATGGCGGGACTTCTTTAGCACGATAATATATTAATCGCATTTGACATTCTTTTTTTGTTTCAAACTTCCAATTAAACATATGAGTAAAACAGGCTTGTTTGGCTTCTCCGTTTGCTATCCAAGCTGAACAAATTAATGCTATTGCCTTAAACATCTTTTTTATCCTTGCATAAACAAATTTTGTAGTCTTTACCATTAACATTTTTTATTCTGTTATTTTGTCTTGTATAATTATATTCTCCATGATTAAAAATCCATACTACAGCAGAATTACATTTATTACATTTCAAAGCATCACCAAGCATATGTTTTTTATATTCGGGAAATCGTAATTTTTGATATTTCCATTTTCTTTCTTTTAACAAAATTAAACCCAACCCTTCATGTCTAAATAAAGTTCTGCTTCTTTTTTTGTGAACTGACCTTCTTTTATGGCTCTTAAAACATCGCTTGGGTTTTGTCTTGCAGATGTAACAATAAAAGGTTTTGTTATCTTTTTATCTATACATTCTTTGAAACCTTTTAACCTCAAATCATACATATCAACCTTTTCTGTATTGTTCGATGGTATTTCATCTAAATATTTTTTATCTGATAACCAATATGCGGGGTGTTTGACATATTGTTTATCTGTAACAGAATCATAATATTTATTATACAGTTCACAAAGTTCAGTTGGTTTATTTTTCCATTCTTTATTTAATAAAGAATATTTTTTTTCAGCTTTACCTTTACTAACTTTATATTTGATATTTTTCCAAAAATCATGGAACAACATCATATTTTGACCAAGATTTGATTTATTTTTAGAAAGAACCTTTTCAATCATTTGGTCTTTTATAGAACGTGTAATGGTAGTGGTAGGGGTAGGGGTAGGGGGGTTTTGGCTAGGTTTTTTTGGTCTACCACCTAGCTTTCCATTTTGCCTTGACGCTTCCCTTCTATTTGTAATGTAAAGATATTCCTGTAATTGTCTTTCATTTTGATAAATATTATTTACCTCAACAAAAAACTCTTTTATTACCTCATCACAAGCTAATTTTTCTGCTTCTGTGACACACATTGCTATACGATGATATGTAGTGGCATTGTTTGGTATACCTTGACACCTCTTGTTCCAATTCCAACACAATAATCGAATATAACAACCAATATGTGTATTTGTTAAATGTGCTGTTCCAGCAATAAAATCATCTGTGAACAGATACCAAGCCTTTAACTTTTCACTTGGTTTTGAATTTTCTTCTATAAACATAAATCACTCCAATCTCATCAGTTTATTAATAACCCCAAACCTCTTTTCTTGCATTTAGGACAGTTTCCTCTTTCCAAATCCAGTTATCGGGATTAGGGATTAAAATATCCCTTACATCTTCTTTATTATCAACCATTTTAAGAAAATTTGCCATTGCTTTTACTGCATGAATACAAATTGACATTGGTGTTTTATAATCCTCAATAGATAGGTTTGTAAATTCTGCACCTTTTGTTTTTGTTGGTGTTTTCAAATACCACAAAGATTGTCTTGCATTTGTACCTTTAAAATAAACTGCTTGTTGCATGGCATGGGAAATTGATACTTCTTTTGGTAAATTTTTAGATGTTTTCAAATCTATGTAAAAATCCTCTTTTGTGTTTTTATCCTCGAAATGAAAATCTGTATAACCGATAAAAGGTATTCCCTCAATATCAAGTTGAACCTTTTTTTGATAATCTAAAAGTTCCCAGCGAAAAGCATAGTTTTGAAATGTCCTCGCCCCTAATTCTAACAATGGTACTAAATTTTCTCTTTCATCGTCAATTTTTGGGTCTGTGATACGACTACAATTTGCATTGTATTCATCAATCATCTTTTTACTAGCTTCTTCAACTGATATTCCGTTTAAAACCATATTTAAACCGCTTTCAACTGCACTCCCTCTTTCTGCTGAAGCACTTGTTGGGAATTGATAGCCAAATATTCTTCTTAAAGCCCATCTTTCCCTGTAGAAAGCAAATTCGTTTAAATGACTAAAAGACAAGGGCAACAAACTTTTGTCACCCTCGTCAAACTTTTTAAAATGTTCAATCATCAATAGACCTCACATATTTTTTACAAACAGATAGATTTTTTTCTATTTGATTAATAAGGTGACCAATATCATCAAAAACATTACTGCAAATACCAAAATGAATTTTATAATTTCTCAAATGAAACAAAGTATCTTCCATAACTTTTATATCTTTATTTACAGTTCTTTTATGCTGTTCTGTGCATAATCTTTCAATTTCATTTATCATTTTATACTCCATCAACAGGTTGTAATAAATCTTTGGATATTAAACGATATTCTGCGAAATTTTTTCCATTATTTTCATTAACCATTCTTTTTGTATCAATGTTATAACCTTCTTGTCGCAAATCAAAAATAATTGCACTAAGTCTTGTGCATCTAAAATCGGTTATTGCTTCCCAAGATGTAATGGTTTTTTTCTCTAGTAGTCTTTGTAGGACTAATTTTCTTTGTGATTGTTGGCTCATAACTATTCCTTTCTATAAATGTTTTTTCACCATTTCCCTTTCGTTGACAACTTTTGTTCTAAGGTCATCACGAAAAGTCTTAAAAGATTCAAACCTAATTTTGGCTTGATTTCTTTGCTTCAAGGTTACCTTGTACCTATCAAAGTAATCCTTAAATTTCTTGTCCGAATAAATATGTCCATTTAATTCGGTCATGTTCTTATATCCGCCCTTTTCAACATAATAAAGTGTTAATTCTGCAATCAAAACTTTTTCTTCTTTTTTCATAAGGTCTACCGCTGTATCTAAATCGGCAAACACCAAACCTAATTCTTCTTGTTTGTGTGATAGTAAATGTGGTTCAAATTCTAATAAATATATATCGTTCATATCTTATCCATAAATTCTTTTGCTTCTATCCTATCCAATAAAACCTGTTTCCATTTTTTGTTTATTGATTTATCTGCATGGGCTTTATCGTGACACTTTCGGCAAACGGGGAATAAATTATCAATTCTATTTAATCGGTGATTTTTAACCCCACCAAGCCCTTTATTTTCTAAATGGTGTATATCTACCGCCTGTGCCATAAAACAGCCCCAGCATACGGGGATATCGCTTTCACAATACCCCCAAAAGTCTGAGAACAACTTTTTATAGTTCTTCAATGTTTTCATTCTATATGCTGTTTAAATGCTTGAACTGATAATCTTGTAAGTTCCGATATATCATCTTTTGTAAATCTACCACTTTGCATAGACCTTCCTGTTATACCTGTTACAAACATAACTAGATTTGGATTTACATAATTACCTGTTTTTTTTATTTCATTTGTTACTGCTTTTTGAACTGATGGTTCTGATGGTTGGTGAGCATATCTTGTGTCTTGTGGCTCTTGTGGCTGACCATTTTTAGGCACGATATAAAGGTTTTTTATATTGAAATATTCATTACCCTTACCCGACCTTTTTGAACTTGTAATATCATAACTAATATTGTCACCAACTTGCGGTACAGGGTTTAAATTTTCTCTTATATATAGCCATTCATTTTCGGTTGTAACGATAAGGTAATTATATTCCATCATACCAGCATCATTTACTTTCCCTTTATTTTCGATTTCTTTTATTGTTTTATTCATTATTAACTCCAATTTTATTTATTAATTACGCTATAGCCACGACCTTCAAGACAATTATTAAGTAAATCTGTTCTTGTCTGTAACTTTGGACTTAGCCATAACACCCGCCACCTTAGATTATTATAAAGCACCTTACTTTTATCCCAAAAATAACTTGTGTTATCTTCAACAATACTTTTGCAAGTATGCAAATCATCGTGGTATCTGTTCATGTCACCCTTAATATTGGCTGACGATTTACCCCGACTATCGACAATCGGTGTAGTTGAACAACTTATTAAAAACCCTAATGCAACTAAAGAAGCCATACCAATTAGAATTTTTGAAAAGATAACAGCACCTTTATTTCTTTTGCGGTAACTGTTCGCTTGTTCTATATGAAGTTTGAAATATTTATTGTTCATTGAACTTACCCCAAACTTCGTTCCATGTTTCTTCAACATAGATTTCAAGGTTATCTTCTGTGATAAAAAAGTCATAACCTTTTTTTCTTAACTCTTTAGCTTTGCCCTGTGCTTCTTCTAGGGCATCGCTATTCTTGCAAATGTTCGGAATCAAAGTGTAAAGAAACTTTTCTTCTAAATGCTCTTTGTATTTTGCTGACATGATTGAACTCCAATTTTATTATTATAGATTTTTATTATTTTAAAATTATTATACACCAAAGCATATTTATCTTGATATATAATTTTGTAGTAATGCTTGACCTTACCATTTTCGATAAAGTCAAATCTCACATAGTTATTAAAAGATAATTTCATTTATTCCCCCTATCTAAGTAATAAACATGAACTAGCTTTTTCTCTATTTTCTCCACAAGTTTTAGGTCTTTTTTCCATGTATCATCTCCATCATCAATCATAGAAGTTAAATTTTGTCCTAACTCTTGTATTCCTTGCCTTAAAAGTTCTACTTCTTTTTGGCTAAATTTCTTGTAATACATTATTTATCCCCCTCTTTTTTTTCGTAAACAGTATACAATTTCAAAGCATCATTTTTGAAATCACTTTCAATATCTCCAACTAAATAAACTTTACCATTTACAATTATTTCAATGTGTAAATCTCTTGATTTTTCATTAGTAATAATTTGATTATATAATTGTCTTAAATTCATTATTTATCCCCCCATATTTCTTTGTCTGCTTCTTTATGTAATTTTGCTTGAGATTCTTCATAACCATATTCAGTAACTATATTATGTAAATGTTTACGAAGTTTTTCTGCCCTAAAATACAAGTTATCGGAACACACTTGAGCAACTTTATCTTTTGGCTTATTTGTGCCTTCAAATGTTTTCTTGCTAAGTTGTTTTAAGTAAACGTCTAAAGCATCTACAATTATATTTGCTTCAAGATTATTTATAGTTGTAAGAATTTTCATGTCGAAAGCATCAAATTCTACTTTTGGTAAGTTTTTTTTCTTTTCCTTAATCATCTCTGAAATAAGATGTCTAGGAAGACCGATAGCATTTATATCATTAGCCTTATCAAGACCTTCTTGAATTGCTTCTAAATTGAGAATGTCATTTTGTATTGTTTTACTTTTCATTATAAACTCCATTTTTTATTATTATTATGATTTACCAAGTAAATCTTGTAAGGCAGAAATCATGTCTGCCTTAATAGGTTTACTTAGACTTGAAAATGTCCGTAATCACTCAATTCAAAAGCATATGTTCCATTTCCATATTGCTTCTGAAAATTTGTCCAAAAGAATACAACAAAATATTTACCCGATTGTTTATCTTCAACAACTGTGTAAGCTGGATAAATATCTGTATCATATTTTCTTTTAATTAATTTTTGAACTTTTTGTGCTTGTCTATCAGCGTTCCAAAAATTTTTATAGAATTTTTTGTGGTATAAATCAGTTAGCTTTTCTTTGCTT